GTAAGACTCAGGGTAATGTTATTTTATTTATTTTTTTTTCAGTTTATTTCAAGTTGTTGCTGACAACAACTGTAGCATTCTCACGCAGCACTTGGATGGGCGTGCCCTGCGCGATGTCGATGCCGGCATAGCCGAAACCCGCGACAACCTCGCCTTGAACGCCGCGGAAATCCTTGCGCTTCAGCTTCTCCTGAATGACCAGGTTCGAGTTGATGATTTGGCGCTGGCGCTCAAGCAGATCGATGTCGCGCTCGATCAGCTTGGCATTAAACTCGCCAACGCGCTGGGCGGCGGCGGCTGCTTCATTGGCGGCGTTCTTTTGCTGAATGCCACCGAAGATTTGCGCTCCAGCACTAAGAGCCGAAAAGGCTGCCGAAACTCCCATTATTCAGCCCTCAACCGCTTGGCGTAGATGTTCTCGACGTGATTGTAACCCATCCGGGCGAGCAACGCATCAAAGGGTTTGTGCCGCTTGATGTTCACCATCATCACCGAGACGCCCATCTTCTTCAGCTCCTCCTCGGCGAACTTGATCAGCTTCATCGCGGCGAACCCTTTGCGGTGATCCGGGTCGATGTAGATGATGTCGTTGTGCGCAAAGAGGTGATCCATGTAGTGCAGATGCGGCACGACCAGCATCACGAAATAGCCGACCAGCCTGCCCTCGTGGCGCGCCGTGAACACCTGCAACACGCCCAACCGCTCAAGCTCCTCATACCTGCTCCAGTCAGGGTTCAGCTTGATGAAATCCTTGTTGAGCGCGATCTCCTCCCAGTGCGCATGCAGAAGCGGCCCCGCTTCGGGAGCCGTGTCAGCGAGCGTTTCTTTGGCGTAGACCAGCATCAGAGATCGAACGTGTTGAGGCGAGGATAGAGCGCAAGGACAGTCAGCGGAAGCGGTTGCGTCTGGCGAACATAGATCCGATCATCGTTCTCAAAGCCCCCGGGAAACTCCACCGTCTTATCGCCCGTGAATAGCGGCACAGCCGTATCCATAGACATTGAGCTGTCGCGGAAATAGATGCGATCCACATCTGCCGCCGCAGGTCCAACCTCCAAGCCCACAGTGCGATAGAGTCGTAGCGTGATCGCATGTATCCTCTTCGGCTTGCCCTGCGATGTCCCATCGACCGATCCCGCCTCTAGCCTGAGCGTTTGCATCTCGCTCGTGTACCCGTAGCCAACCGCCGCACTCGTCGCCGAGAACGCGAGGCTGATCTCACCATCCGCGACAGTCCGAGCAGGATGGCTAGCACCATTAGCAAGCACCGAGATCTCCTCGCCCGGCAGGTGCCACAGGCCGCTGAGAGATGTCACCGCCGCACCGCTATACTCCAGCCCGCTGTCCACAAAGTAAGCGTCGGTCGTCTGGTCGCCAAACTCGAACACATTCAGCTTCTCGACATACCGCTTCGTCGTGCCGTCGATGGTGCGCTTCACCACCATGTACAACTCGTCCTCGGTGTCGTCATTCGGCAGCGTGGCGATGCTTTCGACAACAGCCTGACCGCCGTCATACTCGCCGCCGATAATGTGCTTGTGCCACGCCACGACCTGCTCGTCTCGGCGATAGGTCAGGCCCAGAAGCGTGCCGTCGCCCCTGATGGCCCAGATGACAGAATCAGGCTCCTGTTGATACGCGAACTGCGTGATGCCGCCCTCTGTAATGTGCTCGGCCAAGATCGTCATGTCCGGAGCCTGATAGCCAGCCGTGTCCACCTCGCCGACATAGCGGAACTCCCGCACCTTGCGGTTACCGCGCTGCAAGAACAGCGTCACATCCGCAACCTGAACTGGTTGCACATTGGCAGAGCCATAGTTCGAGTACTTGCGGATTTGCGTCGTCGTGGGCGTAATCGGGCCGTCATTCGTCGTGGTCAGCACATACTCGCCGCCGCTGGTCCCCAGCACGAGTATCCTCGTCGCCGAGAGAAAGCGGATCGCGTTCACCTGATTGGCGGCAATCGTGTAGATCAGCGCGTCATCCGCGAGGGTGCCGACAGTGAAGTTCAGATAGTCCGCGCTCTTCGAGAACCAGATCGTCTGCGGGTTGTTGTTGCTGGCCGCAAACACCAGCCGTTGTTCGAAGAACGTCACCACGCTGGGATAGTTGTTCGAGCTGCTCAGGCTCGGGGTCGGCGATCCCGTGATCGTGGCCGTCGCCAGCGTCCATGCGTTGTGGTCGGTGCGCGAGAGCGTGCGGATAGCGTAGCTGGGATGCACCAGATACATCACGTCCGCGCTCTGGGCGAAGTTTAGCGTCGGCAGGTTTGCTGCCGTGTAGGGCGTAGAGATCTGGTAGATCTTGTCTGCCTCGCCGCCGCTCGTGAACGTTGTGTAGCCCGTCGTGTCCACGTCATTGCCGAACAGATCTTGCAGCGTGAACGTGTTCGTCGTCGCGTTTGCCACCTTGAAGTTGCGGTTGTTCAGCTCGACCATGCCGCCAATGCTGTCGATGTAGATCTCGTCGCCGTCGCTGAATCCATGGCTGTTGGATGTCAGGACGCCAGGGTTGGCCTTCGTGATCGCAGTGATCGTTTTGGGCGTGCCGTTCAGCACCTGCAAGCCGTTGCGGTAAACCCGCATGTACTCTTGCCCGAACTCCAGAATGTAGGTGTCGCTCGTTTTAAACTGGAACGGGATGAGCCTCGTGTAGGTGGCGCTGTTCTTGACCTCGCCGAGGAACTCAGTCCCCGGACGGCGCGCAACACCGCCATGCGGATGCACGACCATGTTGGTCAGATCCGACAGGCCCTCGCGGTATTTCTCAAGCGTAACCCGGCCTTCAAGCCGGGGCGAGATCTCACCAGCGGTGAACGAGGATAGGGCGGGTGCTGCGCGCGCCATCAGAACCTCGACTCAATGAAATCGCTCGCCTCCAGCCGAACGGTGGCACCCTCCGTCGCATCGAGGAAGCGAGCCTCCTTCAGCTTCTGCTCATAGAGCGATGCCGCGATCTGCACGACCGTCGTCGACCCGGTGATCGCATAGGCAGCTTCCGCCGCAAGCCGCGCGGACAATACGTCAATCAGCCCCGCATCATACTCGTTGGGGTCGGTGATCCGGGCCACATACTTGATCTTCGCCGTCGCGCTGTTCGTAACCAGCTTGCGCCCCTCGATGACAAACGCAGGCAGACCGCCGTCGCCGATCATGTTGTCCCACGGATAGGACAGCGAGCCGTTGTCGAACTCAAGCACGCGCAGGCAGTATGGATCAGTCGGCAGCGGGTACTGGTAGCTGTAGCCATAGGCCGGGGCCGACGTTTCCTGCGCCAGCTCCGCGCGCCGGATCAGGCATTTCCACGGGTGGTTACGGAACACCGCATCCCGCACGCTCTCGAACATCTGGTTCATCACGCGGCCAGCCTTCGAGTTCTCATCTAGGCTGACGATGTTGGAGGCACCGATGATGTTCAGCGCGCTGTTGACGATGTTCACATTGCTGCGTGCCATGATCGCCTCCGAGAGAGGATAGGGGCGGGTTTCCCCGCCCCCACCTTATCAGTTCACGACGTACTCGACGATGAACGACAGGTCGCCCGCCACCGCCGTGCCAGCCGTCGCAACGGTGCACGAGAGGTAGTACAGGCCCTTCGGATCTGCCGAGACACCGCCGTCCTGCCAGACGCGCTGGCCGGTCTTGTTGATGTCGCGAGCCTCGAAGGCGTACTCGGTGAAGGCGGTAGCCGCCTGCCCGAGCGTGATCGAGGTCGCATAGCAGTCCGCATCAACCGCCACACCAGCAGTGGTATGGAGGCCGACATGCCACGTCAGGGACGTGGTGCTGTCGATGTCGTCGGAAGCGAGCCGGATCGAGGTGATCGACGCATTGGTCGGGATCGGGGCGAGCATCACGATGTCGGATGCGTCCAGATCGCCGGTCGCCAGCGCGATGGTGCCTTGCGCGATACGCACGACACCGTGGAGCTGATGCGCCGCATTCATCTCCTGCGGGGAAGCCTCGAAGTTCGAGACTAGGGTGCTGTTCTTCGTTCCCATGATCTCTTACTCCTTACTCATTGCAGAGGATTTCAACGACTTTGGCTTCTTCCATGCGGGTCGCGCCGATGCTCATGCAGTAGTAAACCTGCGTGGCATACGACTTGTCCGCACGCTCGTCGATGCGCGCAACCGGCTCCTTGCCGACCGCGAGCTTCAGACCGTCCATTGCCCAAGCAATCACGCGACGATCAAGGCCACCATCCGTCGAGAGCGGAAGGCGGTTCGTCGTGATGAACTTGAAGCCGACGTAGGTGTCAATCTCGCCCTTGACGAGAGCGCGCACCGTGTTGAAGTCCGCCGACGTGACCTCGGTGTCATCCAGCAGGTTCGTGATCTGCTTGGGCGAGCACGCGATGTAACGCGGAATGGACGGGTCAACATCCTGCGAGTCAAGGATCTCCTTGGCTTGCAGAAGCTTCGCGAGCGTCAGGCCAGCAGCGCCAACGGCGATCTGGTTCGTGGCAGTCGCGAACGCGGTCGTGGTCGAGCCATCCTTGCCGGTCTTGGCCGAACCAAGAGCCGCCGAGATGATGACATCGTCCATCGCCCGGCCCATCGCAGCGGCAGCCGCACGGGCATAGGTCGAGGTCGGATCGATCAGCATGCGCACTTTGTCCTGATCGTCGATCAGGTCCGCATACTCGTAGTCCGACAGCGTGACCATCCGGCGCGAGTGGGGCGTCTCGACCAGCGGAGTATCCGCATGACGCGACGTGCGCAGGACGGCAGCAGCCG